AATCGTGACATTGCTGATTTTTTAAAAGAAAAGAAAATCAATGAACACATAATTTATTGCGAATCAGCGGAACCGAAATCAATCGAGGAATTAAGGCAGATGGATATTTTGGCCATGCCTGCAATCAAAGGTGAAGGATCAATCAAGGCCGGGATTAGTTTATTAAAGGAACACGAGGTGATTTGTTCAAAGGAATCAAGCAATTTGCACAATGAATTTCAGTTTTATTTTTGGGAGCAATTAAAGGATGGAACGATTATAAATAAGCCAATAGACAAACACAATCACCTAATGGATGCAATCCGATATGGGGTATATACCAAATACAAAAATCGTTCTGATTTTTTTGTGGTTTAATTCGTTATTTTTGAGAAAAAAAAGCAATACAGATGGCATCATTGATTGATACATTCCGGCAGACCATTGCCAAAGCATTGACCACAGGAACAAATCCGGCATACAACAAATTGGTTTATACGTGGCTAGGTACTAACATCATCATGAATGAGGATAATGATGTAACCTATATTCGTGATGGATACCAACGAAATGCAACGATTTATTCCATAATTAACCTGATTGTTAAGTCAGCAACAACAATTCCGATGACCGTTTACAGGGTTACAAATGAGGGATCAGCAAAGCAATACAAGGCAATGACATCGGGTGTAATGGATGGGAATGCAATGTACAAAGCCAATATTCTACGTAAAAGAGCATTTGAGGAAGTAAAGGATTCAGAATTGGAGGCACTATTGAAGCGACCAAACCCGGAGCAATCGTTTTCGGCTTGGTTGGGTGAACTAGTTGCATTTGGTAAACTAACCGGAAACCGTTACATCTACGGAATCGGGCCTGATACAGGGCCAAATCAAGGTAAATTCACGGAATTATATGCATTACCATCGCAATTGGTTGAAATCGTTTCAGGCGGTGTGATGGAGCCGGTGGCAGGATACAAAATTCAATACAATTCTATGATTGAGGTGGCACCCGAATTGATTTGCCACATTAAAGATTTTAATCCGGATTACGATAGCAGCGGTTCAAACCTGTATGGCCAATCGCCTTTGCGTGCCGGCCTACGTGTTTTATCGGCCAACAATGAAGCCGTAACAACCGGATTAAAATATTTGCAGAATCAAACATCACGTGGTATGTTGATTTCAAAGGATGGAAATTTGACTGAGGTGCAAGCACAGGCATTAAAAGACAAATTCCGTAAAAATTATCAGGGTGCATCAAATGCAGGTGATGTGATCATCACACCAAAGGATTTGTCATGGGTTAATTTTGGTTTATCAGCATCAGATTTGTCATTGATTGAACAATACAATGGCACGATTAAGGATTTATGTAATATTTACAATATCCCGGTTCAGTTGTTAAACAATACGGATTCATCGACATACAATAACATGAAGGAAGCCAAAAAGGCTCTATATCAGAATGCGGTGATTCCTGAATTGATTAAAATACGTGATGAATTGAATCGTTGGTTGGCACCAAAATACGGCAAAGGTGATGAATATTTCATTGACTTTGATTTCACAGCCATCAGCGAGATGCAGGAGGAAGTGGACAAATTGGTGAATCAATTGGCATCTGCGTGGTGGGTTACACCAAACGAAAAACGTGATGCAATGAATTACGCAATGGACACAGAAAATCCATTCATGGATGATTATTTTATCCCGGCTAATTTAATGGCACAGAATCCATCATTGCCATCATTAGAGAATCCAAAGTCATTGGACATTCAGTATTCAACAAAGGCGGCATCAAATGAGATGTACGATGACTATCCAAAGAAAGCATCATTGAACGCACAAAAGATGTTGGATTGGAAACAGGAATACCCGGATGAAATTCGTGGAGGCACCGAAATTGGTTGGACACGTGCAAGACAATTAGCAAATCGTGATGAAATCAGCCGTGATATTGTTAGCAGAATGGCACAATTTAATCGCCATCGCCAAAATGCAATGATTGCAGATGAATACAAGGATACACCATGGAAGGATGCAGGGTATGTGGCATGGAATTTATGGGGCGGAACTGAGGGTGTTGATTGGGCAATCAAGAAAATAAAGGAAATAGATGCCGTTACCGAATCCTAATAATGGCGAAAGCCAAAATGATTTCATGGCCCGTTGTGTTGTTGATCCTAATATTGTCAATGATTTTGGCACTATTGATCAACGTGTGGCGGTGTGTAGTAATCTATTCAATCCACCGAAAGAGGAAAAGGCACAATCAACAGACAATTGGCCGGATGAGTTCGAAAAGGAATTGACCAAAGCGGAACGCACATCAATTAAGGATTTCACAGAGTTTTACAAGGCAGAATACAATGATGCCATTGACCTATTTTTAAGGGTTAAGGCCATGACATCAGCATCAGCACAGGGGTTTTTTCAGGACAGCAAATATGTTGGAATGTACGAAGGTATGTATTCCAAAATCGGTTTACAATTTGCAAATTGGTATTCACGGAATGTTGAAAAATATTTGCCAAAAGCCGATGCAGGTAATATGCAATCCATTTGGGCCAACGCATTTGCGTTCATGGGGAATCAGGTGGCAGGCCAAAGGGTGACAATGGTATCATCAACGGCACAGGCTACATTGACAAATACATTGCGACAATTTATGTCCGATCCAATATTTATGTCAGCCGGTGAAAAGGTTCAGGCCAAAATGTTGCGACAAAAATTTGATGGTTTAGCAGATTATCAGGCACGCAGAATTGTGAGGACTGAGGCAACGAATGCAGCCAATTATGCAACCGAGCAAGCGGCATTGAATCTGTTTCCGGGTGCTGATATGACCAAAACTTGGAAATCAGGATACGATGCAAGGGTAAGGCCGGCACATCAGGCAGCAAATAATCAGGTGGTTCCGTTTAATAGCAAATTTTCAGTTGGTGGCGAATCATTACAAAGGCCGGGTGATCCTAATGGATCAGCAAGCAATGTGATTAATTGCCGTTGTTCAATGATTGTATTGCCAAAGGTTGGGGCAAACACAATTGGTGCACCAATTACAGATTTAGGATTTGGCATTGCACAGGCAACAATCATTGATGCAATCAATAGTGCTGAAATAATTACAGGGGCCATAGGTGCAATCATTGAGGGTGAAAATTTAGGTGGTTAAAATTAATTTTTACAACAGGTTTTCTAATTAGCAATTTGACTAATTTTGAGCAAAAGAAAGGTTATGATTTACAAACAAACATCCATTGGGATTGATGACATCGATGAGGCAAACGGTATTGTTTCGGGATATGGTTCAATTTTTGGCAATATTGATTCAGACAATGACATCATTTTGCAAGGGGCATATACTAAAACATTATCCGAAAACGGATCACGTGTAAGATATTGCAACCAACACAGAATCGATCAGCCATTGGGCAAATTCACAGAATTACGTGAGGATGCAAAAGGGTTGTATTTCGTTGCTGAAATCCCGAAAACACGAATGGGCGAAGACATTTTGTTGTTGATGAAAAATGGTGTGATTTCTGAAAATTCAGTTGGTATTATGCCTATTGTAAAGAATTACAGACAGGATGGTGTGCGTGAATTAAAAGAATGTAAGTTATACGAAATTTCATGCGTTACATTGGCCGCAAATCCAATGGCATTGATTACCGATGCAAAGGGTGAAATTGATCAGGATTTATTGGCAAAACGTTTCGACATTTTAGCCAAAATGATCAAAAAAGAAAACGTATCTGATGAATTAGGATACGCAATTGAGGGTGAGTTGATGAAATTGAAATCATTGTTTATTGATGTTACCACACGGCCGACAGAAATTGTCACCGTGCCGGAAGTTAAACAGGTCGATATTTCCGAAATATTTTCATATTTAAACAATCAAATTAAGTCAAAATAAGATGACAGAGGAAATCAAAAACCAATTGAACGAATTAAATTCGGCAATTGATGCGAGAATCGCAAAAGCAGAAGGTCAGGCAGTTGCATCAGCAACAGGCAAAGCGGATGAATTATTAAAATCCGAAATCAAGAATTTAGAGGCTAAATTCACAGAAATCCACGGCCGTATCGATGCAGCAGAGGTTGCAGCAAAGAAAACAGCAACAGGTGCAAACGCACAATCATTCAAGCAATCGTTAATCGATGGCATCACAAAAGGTGGTTTAGAAGGTTTAGTAAACGGATCAAGCCGTTCAGCTAAATTCGAAATCAAGGCAGGTGATATGACCGTTGCGGCTAATTTCACAGGTGAAGTTATTCCGGCACAATACGTTCCGGGTATCAAGTACGATCCAACACGTCCGGTACACGTGCGCCAATTATTGGCACAAGGTTCTACAAATGCAGAGGTTGTTCGTTACGTACGTGAATCAGCATATGACAATGGTGCAGCAGCAACAGCACAAGGTTCAACATTGCCTGAATCAGATTTCGATTTAACGGCATACGATGCAAACGTTCAGAAAGTTGGAACATATTTCCGTATTTCTGAGGAGATGTTGGCTGATACAGCACAATTAACATCATATTTAGCGGCACGTGCACCTGAAAAATTATTGACGGTTGAGGATGCACAATTGCTTTATGGTAACGGAACGGCACCGAACATTTCAGGTATCGTTACATCAGGATCGACAGCATTCGCAGCAGGCGGATTTGCAGATTCAATCACAGCAGCAAACCAATTTGACGTTTTAACGGTAGCAATCAACCAATTAGCATTGGTTAACTATCGTCCGGATTACATCATGGTAAACCCAACAGATTTTGCAAAAATCTTATTGTTGAAGTCAACAACAAATGAGTATTTGAAAGATCAGGTTTACGCAGGTTTACAGCCACAATTCTTAGGTGTACCGGTTGTAATAAACACAGCGGTAACGGCAGGAACTTACTTAGTAGGTAATTTCGGTCTAGGAACACAAATGTGGATCCGTGAAAACTTATCATTAGAGTTTTTCCGTGAGGATGGGACAAACGTTCGTGATGGTTTCGTAACGGTACGTTTACAAGAGCGTATTGCATTAACTAACTACGCACCATTAGCAATCGTTAAGGGTACATTTGCAACGGATATCGCTGCAATCGGAGTTTAGTTTTAATACAATTCCAAATTAAGAGAGGCCACCTAAATATTGGGTGGCTTTTCTTTTTATATTTGTTCAAAAAATAGCACAATAATGGGCAAAGTTTTAATGAGAAAAACGGTATTCGATAATAAAACAGGATACCATAGGGCCGGTGAAATCGTAATGGTTTCGGCTGATGTTGAAAGACATTATTTGGCAAATAATTTTGGCACAAAGGTTGAGGATCAGCCCGAAGTTATTGCACCAATTGTGGAGGCCGTAGAGGTTGAAACAAAGGAGGAAAAAATAGTTTATAAGACAAAGGGCAACAAAGCAAAAAAGGATGCGGCAGATCAAGATTAATGATGTGATTGGTGTTCCAATCATTTCACGCACAGATGCAAAGAATTATATCCGAATCGACACAACGGCGGATGATACGTTGATTGATTTGATGATCGAGGCAGCACACACAGCGGCGGAAAACTACATGAGCCGTGATATTATCGCAAAGGAACGCACCTATTACCTAGATTTTTCAACAACAGGATTCATTGATGTTCCATTTGGGCCGGTGGCATCCGTTGATGATGTGACCGTGAAAGGTGTTTCCGTTTCATTTTCTGTATTTGGTTTAGGTGATCCAATGGTGGAGATTGAGCCGGCTGCGGTTAATATCAAAATCGATTTCACAACAGAGGGAATGAGTGATGGCCTATTAAAACAGGCATTGTTGATGATGGTTTCGACATACTACGACAATCGCACAGATTTTGTTACCGGGATGACCGTGAATGAGGTTCCGAGTGCATCGGCTAAATTATTGGATGGCATAAAAGCGGTATTTATTTAATGGCAACAAACAACACGGCATCAATTTTAAAACAACGCATCCTGATTAAAAGGATGGCCAAATCCGATGATGGATATGGTGGAACTACACCGGGTGGATATGTGACAATTGACATCGTGTGGTGCCGTGTGCAAGAATCAAAGGGTGATATTGATGAACGTATGGGCATCAGATTAAAATCAACCGAAATTGAAATCATAATCAGAAAGGAAACAGCCGATTTGATTGCCAATGAGGATGTGTTGCAAGTTGAGGGATTTTCGGCATTGTATCGCATCAATTCAGGATTTCAAACGTTTGAGAATTTTTGGGTTAAAATGACAGCCACCAAAATTGAAGGGTAATGATTAAAATAAAGGTCGATTCAAAACAAATGGATGATCTGCGAAAGCGGATGGATCAGTTGGCAAAATTCTCTAAACAGGAATTGTCAAATGAATTGACCACAACAGCAATGCAGATGGTTGGTAGAATGAAATCTACGGCCCCACACGATACAGGTAATTTGAGAAATCAAACCGGATTCGAAAGGCAAAATGAAAGTTCTGTTGTTGTTTTTTCACGTGCACCATATGCCCCATATGTTGAATTTGGAACAGGTCGTGGTGTCACATTAAAGTTTTTGCAAGAGGCCGGATTTCCTGCAAGTTATGCGGCCCAATGGAAAGGCAAAGGAATAAAGAAACAGGCAATGTATGCCCGTCCATTCTTTTTCCCTGCTATCCGCACAGAATTACGTTTACTTAATGTACGATTGTACCAAAAATTAAAACAATTGACTAAATAATGTTAGAACCGATTCAATTCATCCGCAAGGCAATCATTACACGTTTGACAAATAACGTGGTGATTAATGGTGTGACATTTGGTGTGTATAACCGTGTTCCATCATCGGCATCGTTTTAGTGTATTCCGTTTCATCTGATGAAACGGATTTTAATCAGACATCGTATATTACAGAAACAATCACACGGATTGAAGTGGTGACACGTTTCGCATCAGATTCAGGTGGTGAATTAACAGCCAATCAGGCAATCAATAGAATTTTAGAATTAATTAGAACACGTTCAAATGGATATTTTGATTTATCGGCGGATGGATTCAATGTATTTACCTGCGTAAAGGAATCATCAACATACATGGTGGATGATGAACGTGATCACACGTATTTTCGTGGCATAGTTGAAATCAGCAATAAAATCCAACAAACGGCATAATGGACATCAAAGATTTTTTCCTCACAGGATTAGGAACAGCAATAGGAACAATCACCGGATGGTGGT